TATACCCAATACTGAACAGAAAGGAAGGAAACCAGAAATGAACGCATATCCAGACAGAACCCTGCGGAGCAAGCTGGCGGAAATGTCAAAAGAAGACTTGATTGATCTTGCAGATCTGGCTTTCATGCATCTGCGCGCTATCTGCTACAGCAGAAACAACTTCTCCGTGGAAACAATGGCCATCATGGCTAAAGCAGGAAAAGTTCTCCCAACACGACCAAAAGAAATAGACAAGATGCACAAGGATGCGTATGAGTTCTTGAATAAGTTCTAACAGATAAAAAATTCCCGGCTTCCTTAACAAGCTCTTAAAGAAAGGAGAGCCAAAAGCCGAGTGCGCCACACTCTATCCCATTTCGGGAACAGGAAGCCGGGAACCTCCACAAGAATATAGAACTCTGCCTTCGGGTAGATTTGTGTGTTCTTACTCTCAAAAGAAAGGAAATAGAAATGAAAATGACGCTCGCAGAACTCCTCGCTAAAAAAGGGATCAAACCCGTTTCAGCAGTGAATCCCACAATTATCGTTCAACCTACCGTTGAAAAGAAAGAAACCTTTTCCACGAGTATCATCTTGGATGAAGATCAGAAAACCGCAGTGCAGCTTGCGGCGGCAGGAAAATCTTTCTGTATCATCGGAAAAGCCGGTACTGGGAAAACGACGACGGAAAGGGAACTCATCAAAACGATCCTGAAAACAGAGCGCCTTCAGGGAGAAACACATGTGTTTAAGATTCAGGGAACGAAAGAAAGAGTCTCCGGTCCAGCGGCAGCGGTAGTCGCATATACCAGAATTGCATCGGGAAATTCAAAGAGAGCGATCTGCAAAGAAAGCGAACTGGGATTCTTCGCACCGAATATCACAACGGTGCATAATTTCCTTGAGTTTGAGCCAGAGTTCTACTTCAATCCTGAGACTCAGAAAGACTCAATGCGCTTTGTTCCACGTCGCCATGCAGGAAACATGCTGACTACGAAAACGATCGCATTCGAAGAAGCTTCCATGATTGATCTCCCATTGTGGGAGAAGGTATTTGCTGCGATGGAGGTTGGAACCCAATGTATTTTTATCGGAGACATAAATCAACTTCCGCCTGTGTTTGGCCCTAGCATCCTAAATTACGCTTTGGTGCAGCTTCCAGTCATAGAACTGAGGACAGTATATCGCCAAGCATTTAACAGTCTCGTACTGAAGAATGCACACAACATTCTTGATGGAAATCCATTAGAGTACGGGCCTGATTTCAAACTCATTGAAGGCGGTACTAAACAGCATGGCCAACATATCATGGCGACATTGTTCGCAAATACGATGAAGAAATGGCATGAAGCAGGTGAATATGATCCCGAAACAGATATCGTTCTAACTCCGTTCGGAAAGCAAGCCCTCGGTTCTACTTCCTTGAATAGCCACATCGCCCAGTTCCTAAATCAGAATGAAGTATGGGAAGTTATTGCAGGACGTAGGAAACTCTATCTCGCAGTAGGCGACAAGATTATGTACAACAAGCAAGTCGGGTACATAAAAGAGATAGATGTAAATCGTATCTATGCTGGAAAATCCCCACGTCCGCCAAGCAAACATCTTACACGTTTCGGAGTTATGCATCATTCGGATTTCGATCTTGATGATTTGGATGAAGACAACGGTCTAGCTGGTGTAGATGTCGATCTCGAAGCAATGGCGCAAGAGGATATTGAAGAACTTACTCATCAAGCCAGCAACGTCGTGACGATAGAACTTCAAGATACTGGAGAAGTTCTGCGACTCAGGAAAACCGGGGAATTCTCAGAAGCAATTTTCTCGTTGGCCTACGCACTAACAGTCCATAAAAGTCAAGGCTGCGAATGGCGTAAAGTCATAATCGTTCTGCACAAAGACCATAGTATCATGGCTTTTAATGAGCTGCTATATACCGCCGTGACTCGTGCTTCCGAGAAAGTGGTCTTAATCTCTAAGCAATTTATGATCGACAAGGCGATAGCGAATAGAAGGCTGAAAGGAAATTCCATCGCAGAAAAGATTGAATACTTCAACGCAAACATGACGCTGAATGGCGTATCCTGTGTTAAGAAATTCTAACCTGAAGATAAGAGAAAGGAAACAAAAAATGGATGACATGAAAAGAGCCATTTACATGCTGGCGTTGGAAAAGATAAGCAAATGGGAAAAAAAGTGGGTTTGCTTAGCATTAAGAGAAGCCTTTATAGAGATCACGGGATACGACCAATGGGATCCTCCAGAAAGTGAAAGGATAGAAATTTTCTCGGAATTTTTCAATTTATACGATGCGAGACTTTGGTATAAATGGGGAAAAACGATATACTTCGAGTCCTTGAAAACTGATATGGCAGATTCTAGCTGGTGGCAGTTTGCTTGGCGAGAGCCAAGAATGAGAATCCTTAATTGCATACTATGTCATCATTAGAAGAACTTCTAGCAGCAGCTAAAGCACGGAAGGCACTCAAGGAAAACGGAACGCCCTTGAGTGTTTTCCTTTTACTAATTTCTAAAGGAGACCCAAAAGACCTAGCATACACGATAGCATTTCTATATCGGTGGATGGCACCAATAGTCGCGCCACCTGAGATAAAACCAAGAGCTTTAACAATGTGGGAATGTGTTCCAATGCTACAGTATATAAAGAACTGGACAGGAATCCCGCTTTCAGTAATTTACGACACAGGAAAGGATATAAAATGGCAGAAATTTCCGTGGTGAAAAACCTCACTTCAGTAGTAAAGAATTTTGTAGCAAGGAACGTAACAAATCAGACACAGAGGGCTACGATCTGCGCAATTTTGCGCAGCTTTTCACTAACACTCGAGAAGGAAGAAAGCAAACTCCTTATCCTTGAAACCATCACGGAGGTAACGAAACATGATGCACAGCCCGGACGAAACTGATTTCGATTTAGAATTGGAGGAAGATGATGAATTCGACGAAGAAACAGATGTAGAGAAGGTTTCCTACCAAGAAATTCTGCAAGATGCTTTAGCAGCGGAGGATGCTGGACATCTAATCACAATTCCGAAAGATTCCCTAGCAGTTGTTCAAAAGGGAATCATGAATGCAAAATCCGCTGCCAGAAAAAGAGCACATAGCAAAGGAATTCCGTGGGAAGCAGTTACCTTGCGATTCAAAGTAGAGGAAGATGAAACCGATCCTGATTGGGTTGATCTTCATGTTTTTGCAACCAGACGTGCTACAGTTCTAGTCAGACGGAGGCCAGTATCACGAGTAAAATTGGCCGAACTGTCGAAAGTTGATCTTTCTGAGGAGTAAAGAATGAATTTCACACAAGTACCGAGCAATCCTATTGGATATGTACCAGTCGCACACACTGGCGTTTTACATAAATATATGTGCGCTACAAGAGAGGAGGCTTGGGCCAAATTAGGATCTTGCATAGGTCATAGCAAAAAAGTGTTAAAAGAACGAGGCTATTACATTGCTCCAGTGTATGCCAATATCTATCCACCAGAATTACCACAAGTATTTAATGTTAGAATTTGTAAAACTGAGGAATGACGATCGGCGATCGGCGTTAGCTATATCCAACCTTGCGAAGCAAATAAAGTAAAGGAAGAAAGAAATGGCACTCACAGATAAAGAACAGTCACAGCTACACTACCTGGCATGGATAAATTTTCGAAATATGCTTATTTCAGACTTTAATAAAGTATTACGGCATGAAGCAGAAACTTTAGTAGAAACAGCTGGACGAATTTTCCATATCGTAGAGAGTCTTGATAAGATCAAGGAGAAGATTGCATTTGCTAATGATCACTTAACTTTTTTCGAGGAACGGATCCAGTTTCTCAATAAGCAAGAGGAAGGAAAATAAGAAATGGAACTCTCAAACCTAAGGATGGCAGAAATTACTCATCAAGTATGGTATGCTGCCTTGACTAAACGAATAGCAGATTTCCCCATGCTCCTATGTAAGCATTCTTACAATTCTTTGAAAGATATCGACAGATTAATAGAGGACATTATGCAAGCAAAAGCAGAACTCGATTACATCAAAGGCAATATGGATTATTACAGCAAGAAGGTCCAACAACTTTAGCAAACGGAGAATAAAGAATGCAAGAGCTAACACAAGAAGCACATGAAATCAAACTTCGTATCGCACAGCTTTCGGAGCTTTCAGGAACGGACCTAAAAGCAGAGATGGATGATCTGAAAATGGTCCTCCTGAAGAATCCGGCGGCATGTGAATTGCTTCTTCCTGAGGATATAGGAATGGCTGTCGCGGCAATCAAGAGACTGGTAGGAACAGCAATCGCAGCGGCGACAAAAGAAACTCCGTCCTCCCGCAGGAAAGGAAGTGCGAAAGTAGATCTCTCAATTGATCTTTCTTTGGACTAATCAACAATGAAAACACCCCTCAAATTCTTGGTACAAACAATCTTCCTGATTATGCTGACTCCGTTCTTCCTTCTCGGATTCCTGGTGGGAATAGTGTTTCATCCAGTGCAGACAGGATTTCAAGCCTTCAAACCTTTCATAGAATATATCTTTAGTTCGAGGAAAGAAGGGGAATACGATGACTAGTCATAATTGGAAATTCTTAGTCAGCTGTCCTGTCAGAGGTGAATATTGGTTCAGGTGTGCTAACTGCGGACTCGTGGATCACGTATCAAGAGAGCAGTTCATAAAAGGGCTAAAGCCAGACCCACCAAATAAGCCATGTTTAGAAAAACCCGAGGAAGTGAAAAAAGAAAATCCCTGGAAGGACGCAGTTCTCAACGCAATGAAGTCCTACAATATGGACATCGCACACTATGAGAACGAACCAGATAACGCAGTCTGCGATCTTCTCTATATGCATGCAAATGCAGAAGCGCATAGGGCAATGATGGATTATTTTTCAAAAGAAGGAGATAGCAAGGGATGAACATCAACATCATTACAGACAGAGAGCAACTCAATATCCTGATTGAGATCGCGCAGGATAATCCGAGTTTTCCTTCAGATGAAGTCATTGACGAGTGGCTTTCCCAATTGGCAGAAAAGGAACAAAAAGATGAAAATACGTCTGTCCCACTCAGCTCTTGAAGAATACCTAACTTGCGAGAGGAAGTTCGAACTTAATAGGCTTTTGGAATCCCATCAAGGAAGAAAAACCAACGAACATTTCGCTTTTGGACACGCTTATGAAGCGGGATGCACAACGTACATCCTAACGGGTTCTCAAGACAAAGCTGTGTGGGATGCTTATCTGGCATATCACGGGATGGAAGATGACGTAATCTGCATTCCAGAAACCGCCAGAAAGAATGAAATGGTAGCGACAAATCTAGTCCTTGCGTCGATGTATAGTCTCGACACGATGATGGAAGAATGGGAAGTCGCTACCTTTCAGGATAAGCCAGCTGTGCAGCTTTCTTTTAGGATCGACATTGATGATCTGTTCTATTACGTCGGATATGTCGATCTGGTAATGAGGAACAGGTATAGCGGAAAGTACATGGTCAAGGATTTCAAGACAACAGGACTCCAGCTTCTGACTCTTGACCCTCTGTACGCAAACAGTCCACAGCTCATTGGCTATAGTATCGTCATCGATTCCGTAGTTGGAAAGGAGAATAGTGATTATGACGTAGGTTATTTCGTCGGCCAGCTCGGATCTGGTAACGGTTTCCAGCCAAAGATCCATGACCTGCTTTTCACCAAGAGTCTAAAAGACAGGCTTAACTTTTTCATCACCCTCGGAATGGATGTAGAACGGATGCGGCGCCAGTTGGATATGGGAATCTTTCCACAACGTTTGGCCGGATGCCTACATTACAACAAGCCGTGTTTTCACTTTGGAGGATGCGGACTTCATTCTTTAGATAGGAGGAAAGTTCAGGAAGAAGACACGAACAAATATCAATTCACATTCAAGCTAGAGGATTTGATTCAAGATCACTTGGAAAGGATTATGGAATGAGCAATAGAACATTTCTTGATGAGGTAAAGGCTGCCCCTCAGTTGAATAAAAGTATCCTCGTTGGCAAGTATGAGCAGGAACTTAGAGAGAAAATCTTAGACGCGTCTAAAGATGGACTCATGCATATCACAATTGATTATCGGTGCTACCTTAATCTGGAGACAACCCTGCAAGCTGTTAGGAATATCTGTACTGAACCAGGCTTTAAGTATTGCTTGGATACACATCCATCTTGGAGAATCACACTTTCATGGGAGTTCCCAGCATGAACACGCAAAGCAGGAAATACCAAAAAGCAGTAGAGTATCTTTATAGCATTGGGATGAACGTCCAATATCGCTTCATCAACGAGGATAAAGCGTGGAATCCAGCAAAAAGACCATTTTTCTTATGGGATTTTGTGGAATACCGCATTAACCCTAGCGAGCTAAAACACGAGGTTAAATTCGCAAAAACTATTCTGAGGGCACGGAAATGGAAACACAAGTAATAGCAATGGACAACATCAAGACAACACAAGAAGCAGTTGACAAGGCTATCGGAATAGTAGAAACTATGCTCTCGGAAAGGGAAAAAACGCATGGTAATTTCCGGGATCATGCAAGATGCACACGAAGGTTAAAAGCGGTTCTCCGAGACGAATTGGAAATCGTAGGAAATCCTATCACGATGGAACAGGAGGAAGCCTTGGATATGATTTTTCATAAGATCGGGAGGATCGTTGCTGGTAACGCCAATTTTGTTGATCATTGGGATGATATGGCAGGGTATTCTACGCTAGTGGCTAAAATTCTTAGGGGAGAACTGTGAAATGACACGAGAAGAAAGGATTAAGTGCATAAACTCCTTAATTATGGACGTCAAGGCAAAACGCACATCTGATGAAATCACTCCTAAGGAATTATCCTTCTTATCAACAGAGCTTAGGCTACTGATTTTGATCAATGACTTAGAGCATTGGTGTGCAGAGGAAAGGAACTGAAAAGAAATGGATATGCTAGCTCTTAAAAAAGCACGAGAGAAGGAAAGCGGCAGTCACGCAATCTTGATCTACGGTGATAGTGGTTCAGGAAAAACCAGATTTGCAGCTACTGCTGCAACGATTCCAGAAATCAGGAAAATCATCTGGCTCGATCTGGAAAATGGCAAAGATACAATCCTGTCGATGGGACTTCCTGACGCCGCGCTGCAAAAAATCCAACTCTTTAGCATGCTGGACACAAGGAAAGACCCGTTCGTAATGAACGCAATCCTTAGGATGTTCAGCAGCGCGCAGGATGTCCCTATCTGCGAAGCCCACGGAAAGATGAACTGTGTAAAGTGCGTGCAGGAAAAAGCGGCATTTCAACAATTCAACCTGACAAAGCTGACACACAATGACCTCGTAATCTTGGATAGTGGAAGTCAGCTGACAGATTGCGGGGTTAATGCCCTTCTCAGAGGACAGCCAGAGGATGCGATTTTACAAATCCAAGAATGGGGAACAGTGAATAACTGGCTGAAGTCCATTCTTCAGGTTGTCCAAGTAGGAAGGCACACCAACTTCGTTGTATTGACCCACGTTCTCTATGACGAGGAATATACAGGAACCGGGCCGAACAAGCAGCTAGTCCGCACAAAGCAATACCCAATGATTGGAACTAAGACGTTTTCCACTATGGTAGGGAAATACTTTGGAACCATTGTACAACTCGAAATTTCAGGCAGCAAACATAAAGGAGGCTCATCGACTACATATAGACCAAACGTACAAACGAAATCCAGGCTTAATATCGAGATTGAAAAGAGTGCAACACTTGATATGAAAGCCATTCTTATTCACGGCGGAATTATAAAGGCACCCAAGAATGAATCAACCAACTAAGCAAGAGGAACAGGCAAAATCAAAGTACCCTCATCAGCAACCCTTCAACGTTACACCCCGTCCCGGTA